GCAAGTAAATAAACACTGTGCTATAAACTACCTACTAACTTAAAAAAGGGGGATTAGTTTTGGTAAAACTAATTACCAGTTGATTTTAAGAATTAAAATAAACGGAGGTTCATGTCAGATAATATAATTAGAGATTTTCAATTGATAGAAGTTCAAGCCTTAATATCTAACGCCATGCAAGCAATAGATGATGGGCATGAGAACTTTGCTCAAACTTGTTTGAACAGAGCTTACAATATTACACAACAATTAATAGAGAGGAAATAATGAATACAGAAAAATTAAAACAACCTTTAGCACAAAATGATATCGCGCAGCGCACAGGTGGCGGTGGTATGAAGTTGGATTATTTAGAAGGCTGGTTTGTTATAGACCAAGCTAACGAGATATTCGGCTTTGATAATTGGAGCTATAAGGTTGATGGCACAAAAATAATGAAAGAGGCTATTACTAAGGATAGCTATGGCAAGGATACTTATAAAGCATTGTGCGAAGCCACTGTAACTGTTTATGTTGGCAGTGTGTTTAGGCAGGACGTTGGAACTGTGATAGGTTCTGGCAAGACTGAGATGGATGCTATTGAGATAGGATACAAGGGCGCAGTTACAGATGCTATGAAGCGTGCGTTTAGGACGTTCGGCAATCAGTTTGGAAACTGTTTGTATGATAAAGAAAAAGGTGGTGTAGAGAAAGCGGGTATCTCTACGCCTTCTGTAATAAATACTTTTGCAGAGAAAACTAATGGTATGTATCCAGACCAGAAGAAAGGCACGCCAGTAAAAGATATGTTAAATGACGATATAGGTTTTTAGGGGGGTTTATGAGTATTGAGTATGTAGATGATTATATTTTTAAAGAGGGTGATATTGTAATTGCCACTTATGGCGAGTATTCGGATTATGGAATGACTGGTTTATTTAGAGCTAATAAATCTTTTGACGCAAGGCCACTTATAAAAACCTTACTTAATGAAAAGAGCGAGTACGATGTAAGTGGTGATGCAATTTTAAATGAATTAATTAAAAACGAAGTTTTAGAAGAAATTGCAGGTGTGAGAGAATTACACCTTCAGCTAGATAAACAATTGCTTGATGCGGTGGGTTTGGTAAGGGAGGCAAAGATTCCTAAAAGCCTTTACGGATTTACCAGTTACAAATTTATAACTAAAGAAAAGCAAAAAGAATATCTAGAAAAACAAGATGAGTTTAAAAATAAAATGGAGGGTTTCTTATGAGAATAATATGTAAGTGGCTACTTGATAAAGAAGAGGGTTATGTTGAATTATCCGAGAGTTTCAAGGAAGCACCTAGAGTTGCTCAATTAGATTTCTTAGCAGACGTTATTGCTGACTTAGATTGCGAGTATCATAAAATCCTATCACTACGAGATGGGGAAAAGGTAAAAGGATAAAACTATGACAAACTATTATGATTTAAAAGGCTACTATACTTCCTCAGAGATAAAGGAATATCTGATTGACCCAATATCATGGGAAGGTAGGTATTACTATGGTAGGAAAGTTAGCACCGCGCCTATGCAGTTAGGCACGCTAGCGCATCAAGCTATACTAGAGCCAGAGGCTTTTGCCAAGGAAACCTTATGTCGTCCAGATGGTATAAAACTAAATACTAAAGCTGGTAAGGAATGGAAGGCGCAGAACTCTAATAAAACTGTTTTAGATGCTAAGTCTGAAGAAACTATCAATGGTATCATCAGGGGTATGGAAGCCACCCCTTGCACGCAACAACCATTTAAAGATAGCGGCACTATACTTAACTTCTTAAGAAGCAAGACAAAGGTTGAGCAGGAGTTTATTTCTGACGGCCTAAAGCTAACTGAGGACTTTATCAGGCCAGTTAAACTTAAATGTGATGCTTACTGGATGAATGGCAACGTGGTAAATATCATTGATGTTAAAACCACCAGTAACTTTGGTAGACCAATTAACGCTATAAAACTTGGTAGATACGATGCTCAGGCCGCTTGGTATGGTGTTAATATGATGAAGATGCTTGGTGCTGAGGACTTTGTATTCAGTAACCTATTTGTGGAAACAGCCGAGCCATATAGAAGTATGCTTGTGCCACTTCCAACAGCTCACTTAAAGAGTGTGTATCAAGAGTGCTTACAAGCTATTGTGGGGATAGAGAGCGCTAGAAAGAGGCTTGATGCTAAAGAGATACCTCACTACAGAGAGCAAGTTATCTTTAATGTTACTGCCGATGAAATTAAGAGGGGTTGGTAATGAAAACGTCAAGCTGTAAGGCTAAAGGTAGAAACCTTCAGAAGTGGGTAGTGGAAAAGATACTCAGCACTTTTCCAGAGCTGCATGAGGCGGATGTAACCTCTCGTTCCATGGGTGCTCAAGGTGAGGATGTATTGATTTCTCCAAGAGCCAGACAAGTATTTCCTTACTCAGTAGAGTGTAAGGCACATAATTCGTTCTCCGTATATGGTTTTATGGAGCAAGCGAAAGAGAATTGCCCGATAGATAGCCAAGCTATCGTGGTAATAAAGGGTAACCATAAGCAGCCACTGGTTATTATGGACGCTCAATATTTTTTTAATCTAATAAAGAGGTAATACTATGGCATACGAAAAGAAAGACGGAGATTTTGTTTTATTTAAAAACGAAGATAAGAAAACTGATAAATCACCAGACTATAGCGGTGAGGTGCTTATTAAAGGAGTTACCTATAAAATTGGTGGCTGGATAAAAGAAGGGCAGAAAGGTAAATTCATTGCTGGTTCTGCAAAGGAAAAAGCAAATGGCTAAGACTTGGAGCGCAGAGCAGGAGATGCACGCAGCTTTTATTATGCACTATAGGGATGAGTTCCGTAAAAGGGGCTGGCTCTATACTGCATATGCAAAGGAGTTGGGTATCTCTCGTCAATGGTTATATAATATATGTAATTATAAAAGAGAGGGCTTGCCACTGCCATCAGTTAGCGCCCTAAAGCGTTACAGAGAAAAGCTCGATGTTATGCTTGAGTATTATGATATGTAAAATATATTATTATTTACTTGACAAGTATATAGTAGTGTGTTAAAACAAGGAAAACAAGGAGGTTCAAGTGTCTATAAAAGAAAAAGAGCAGGTGCTGGCTGACTTCATTTTTAAGGCTTTAGAATTAGCTTTTCAAGAAGCGGCTTTTGCACATCGTTACGAATCCATTAAGAATATCGGCAATCTAATTTCGTCAGATGCTTCGCATTGGGTGAGCGTTAGTGATGACAAAATGGAGTTTAACCACGGCGAGCATAACAAGGAGAATTATGACGAGTAAACAATTATTGATTTCTTTCGGTATTGCATTTGTGATACTGGGGATATTTATTGGTGGTATGATGTTTAAGCAATATCAAGACCAAGTGTGTCTAGGTGGGGTAACAATGGAACTACAAGGAGCTGCGGAATGAAAGATGTAACTAAAATACATGAGCCAGTATATATGGCTACAGAGGAAGAATTAGCGGTTGCTAAGGCTTTATCTACTTTAAACGAATACTTTGGTAAACGATTCTGCGCTGATGATAGCGTGGAAGAGGAGTAACAAAATTCCCTTCGTTCTGGAAATTAGCGAAGGGATACTACGGCGGTGCGAGCCTAGCGGTAACTAGGCTAATCACTTACGATAGAGTTCATCTGCTACAAAGGGTCAGATGATTGGTTGTTGCGTGCGGAGAAATCCGACAATCAAGATGAGCTAAAACGAGGCGTCCAATAGTAACGCCTATATCGTAATAAGCAAGTAACCAATCTTGCCACCGCCTCCAACAAAGGAAAGGATTATGGATAATTTAGAAAAGATTGAGGCTTGGCTAAAAAGAAACCTACGCTATGGCGGGAATGGTTACGGCATTATTGATTATGATTCTTTGCATGAATATATCCAAACCCTAAAATCCGAGAAGCCACATGGTTCTGAGTGTTCTTGTGAAAATTGTATAGGTATTCCAGCACAACCAGACAAAGGTGAAATGGCTTGGGAAGTTATACTAAAAATGGATAGGGATGATTGCGATTTAACGCAAGCTATAATGGAAGTAGAAGCTAAACATAAGGAAACATATGAACGAGATTAAGCAGATACAAGAAACTAAAACAGAAGAAGTTATAAAAACTAAAAGTTTTAAGTATCTGAACTATTTAAACCAGTAAGGAGCAAACCAATGGATAAGATGAGAGAAAAATTTGAGAAGTGGGCTAGTGAAAACTTTTTACAGCCTGAAAGTTGGGGTGATACTGTTTATAGGCACGATTATACACAAACTGCGTGGCAAGCATGGAAAGCCGCAACTAAAGAAGTAGAGAAGTATAGAGCTGTTTTGGAAACGGCTCTTGGATATTTTCATATGGAATCCGAGGACACAATGGCGGATATGGAATGGGAAAAAACCGAGTTTGTTAGTGGCTACACAGGTGAACCCATTTATCAAATGATGTTGCGGGAATCTCAGCTAATACTAATACAGCGCATGATTGAGCAAGCATTACAAAAATAGAGGGATATATGAAACAGCAAACTATTCCAGTTACTTTAAAAAAGGGCACTAAAATTATAGGGGCAACATCAGATGCTTCTGGCAATCTGAAAATTTTAGAATGTGAATATAGAAAGCAAAGATTTGATATAATTTATTATGGTAAAAAGGACTAACAAATGAAAATAGATGATAAAGTTTTAAACGCAGTAGCGATAACAATAGTTCCGCATACTAAGAAGTTTCCTGCAAGTTTAGAACCGCATATAGTTAGGGCTAGAAAGATAGCTAAGATTGCTATCACCGCTTACCTAAAAGAAACGCAGGGGTGGAAGCCTATAAGTGAAGCCCCGAAAGATTGGAGTGATATGTTTTTATTCTTAAAGAAAGAAGATGAAAACGATGATGATGTTATGGTAACTGGTTATTACTCGTGTGCAGATGGGGGCGATGATTGCTGGAAACAAAGCGGCGTTAAGAAGCAAATATACCCAACCCACTTCATGCCATTACCAACACCACCTAAGGAATAGAGATATGAAACCAAGTAAAGAAAAACTTGCAGAGTATAAGCGTATTAACAAGGCTTTAGATAAGTTTATAGCCTCTTATGAACCAGAAAGCCCTCGTTTTAGGGCTGATGTAAGTAATATGTTTGCCGACCTTATCGCAAGTATTGAACAACAAACAGATAAAGGAGGGGCATGAAAGCTCAAAGATTAAAACCAGAGAATGGCTGGCAAGCAAAAAGCGTAGACAAAGATTTTACTGTTTGGCAGAAGGGCGACTATATAGCTTTATCTAGCGTTGTAGAGGTTGAAGATGAACATTTGCCTTTGCACGAAGAATGGCTTATTAGCTTTTCTAAATTTCCAATGCAAGTGATGAATGGCGAGGAAATAGCTGCTTGCTTAAAAGATTTTAACGCTAGTGATTTTTTAGAAGATAATCACGAAAAAGGTTTTGCAAGAAAGTTTTGGAAAGCAGTTGATGAAAAATATAGAAAGCCCTGCCCTTGCAAAGATGAAATACAAATTGTTAATGGTGATTATACTTATTCAGTTAAAGGAAAGTAAATTATGAAAGAAACTCATGTAAACGGAAGAACTTACTGCCCTGCAAAATGCGGTAACTTATATTTAACAAAAGAACAGGCTTATGCTCATGCTAACGAAGAACACCCTAATTGGGATAAGCCTCAAGAGATAAAAAGAAAAAGCTGGGTAACTCCCTATGGTTTTGCAGATTTTACAAAGCCAGTTACCTATAAACAAGCCTGTGAAGATATGGAAAAAATTATGAAAGATTTATTCAAGGAGAAAAGCTGATGATTGATGTTTTATGTGATACTTGCGGTATTGGATATTATTTACCAAGTGGGGTTTGTGACCATTGCAACCAAAGAGCAGCCCAACCCACCGCAGAAGTTGAGCCTAGCTGTGATGTGGTGGAAAAGGCTTATAAAGAAGGGTTTAAAGATGGAAAAAGCGCTAATAATGTTAAAGGTGCTATTCAATATTTTTGGAATGAGAGTGAAGCAAAAACCGCCCTACAGCAGAAACCAAAAGCAGGCGTTCAACCTGAAAGTCCAGAGTTGAACTGCCCAGTGAAGTCCAACGAAATGTTGAGTTGGTGGAAGCGCTGAAAGGTGGTATTAAGCAAATAATAGAAGATATAAAAGATGAAATGTTGCCACAATATTCAGATGTTATTAAACGATTAGAAGCACTTTTAACAAAACAGGGAGCATAGAACATGAGCGATAATGAGTTAAAACAACAACCTTGTTTCAACGGCAGGGAGCATCATTGGGTTATTAGCGAACAAAGGCAGACAACACACTGCTGTTATTGTGGTGAAGATAAGGTAACTTTACAATCTAACAACGAGGCCACTTCTAACCATATTCCTGATTGCGGGAAAATGGTTAACGAGGCACTGATTAAAGAGATTGAAGAGGCGATAGAGTTTGCTGGTGACTTAACAATACGAGATGCAGATACTAGATATTATGTTGAAATATTAGCCCAAGCCCTTGCAGAGTTACGGAAATAATATGCTAACATTAGATATGATAAAAAATCTGACGGCATTGCTTAATAAAAACTCAATAGAGCACGCGATGTATTTTTGCGAGTGGTGCTGGGATTTTCGCGATGCTGACCCAGCTAAAGTTGCAGAGCATACTCTTAATAACTGCGACTATTTTAAAAATAAAAAAAGAAAAAGACTAGAATTAAAGAAATAGTATGCTCCAGTTTGTCACCAAATCAGATAAAGAACTATTGAAGCTGGTTAAATCCACAGACTTGAAACATATACTATCGCAAATGCCTAATTGTTATTGCCCAAAGGAAAGAGATAAATTAATCAAAATGAAGGAGATATTAGATGGCGGCAGGTAATCATTACTTTAAAGTTACTTTATATTTTGGTAAAAAAGAATATACTTCTTATAGATACGGCAATGGTCAATTCGTGGCATTATCCAAAGCTATAGATGCCGCAAAGATGAAAGGCTTAAAGCAACCAGATGAGCATAGAGTTGTTAAGATAAGGCCAGAACAAATAATAAGGATGTTGAATGAAAGTGCAACCAATAAAACCAACAGCTAACCTACGCAATAGCAGATGCCCTGAGAAGAAGCGTAAAATCAGAGAGCTATTACTAGATTGTTTTAAAGAAGATTTAACGCTAGACGAGGTGCGGGTTAAACTTGATGGGCTTTACAAATGCGTTGATGTGCATAGGGTATATCAGGCCACCTGTAACAATGCGCCAGACTTAAAGGAAATGGCTAAGGCGTGGGTGAAAAAGCAACCTAAGAAGCCGCATAAAACTAACAAAGGTGTAAATACTATTCCCACTGTTGGCGAAGATATGCTATCATTAAGGTTAATAGAACTAGGAGAAAGATATGATAATGTTGTTTAGTTTGTGTGTTGGCCTGTTAAATGCTGGTAGAGGCTCTGGTATAGCTCATATGAAATGGCCTGTGCTATTAAGCATGGCATTGTTTGCGTATATCGTTAATCCTACATTGTGGTATGTTGCCCTATGTCCAGTGCCATTAGCTGCCTCATGGTGGATTCCCGGCGGAACAGGGCTGTATATGCCTTGGGTAGTGGATAAACTATCTTTCCTTGGCCTAAAAGATTTAACATGGCGCTTCTTTGAATTTGCTGCGCCTTGTTTGTATATGGTTGTTTACCTAATAGCTGCATGAGTAAAGATAAAGAAACAGAGCGCCCATCATGGGATTATACTGAAACCAGATACTTCTGTGATAACAATGCTCGTAAGCTTAAACGCTGGTATAAGAAGCAACGTAGAAGGTTAAGAAGAAGAAAGAAGATTGAGGAATAGCTATTCCTCTTCCTGCGGCACTAGCTCTAACTTACTTTCGCTTGTTATTTCCCAGCCCTCATCAATCCTCTAGTTGCCAGTGAGGGTAGTCTTTGAAGCGAACCCAGTCGCCACCCCAATCAACTTTAATACCTAACTCTTCTGCCTTTCTGTGGACTATCTTTGCAAAGTCTTTAAACCTTTGGATGTCTTTCCAATCTATGGGCCATGGGGCTACATCAACTGCTCTACTAGGGTTACTATTATGTTTGGAGTTAGGCCAGCGTAACTGTGAGTTACCACCCTTCCAAGCGGCTTCTTGTTCCGCTTCTGTTCTATGACCACACAAGATAGTGCAATCGGCTTCTTTGATAACTTCGTAGAAAAGATGTTGCAACTGATTGTCGCAAGTAGAAAGTCTTTGCATTGATTTGACTGAAAACCTTGGCATTAGCGGCATCCTCCTACGATAAATTCTTCTCTAACCCCAATCGCATCTATATAATCATATAGCGCTGGTTTAGTGTCTATCACACTTTCGGCTTCATGTAAAGCTTGTTCAGATGGAGTAATTGCAACTGGACAACTACTTGCGCTTATCTTGTTGCAGCTTACGCAATTTAGCAATGCCATCGCCGCGCTTACGATTAAGAATTTTCTCTGCATTTTCCCTCGCCTTTTTTCCTAACTCAATTTCAATTTCCTGTAGCTCACGCTCCTTATCGGATTTGCCAAGCTTCCAAGCAACAAGCAAAGCTACTGCAACTAGCAATAGCCCCGCTATAGATATATAAAGTGGCGTCATTATTTCTTCTTTTTAATTACATCAGCATCGGAAGTAAATACCTCAAGAAGCGCGATAATACTACCCACAGTATATAGAATTGACTCCAGAGCAGTAGGCTCAATAGTATAGCCAGCAAGACCAAGTGCGAATACAATGCCCTTGGTAGTAGAGGGATAAGCTAGATATTCCTTTATTTTTGAAATAATTTTCTTGAACATATTGACATTCTCCGTAATTTGTGTTTATAATCAGTCTATAAAGGTGTCAAAACTTTTTAAATGTATTAGCCCTGTAGTTACTTACCCTTTCTATGGGGCTTTTTTATTTGCCGAATATATTCCAGAAAATTGTCAACACCGCCGCTACACCAGCGCCAAATGCTCCAACATATTTCTGATTACCCTTTAAAGAATCTAATTCTACTTGCTGTTCATCATCACGCTTGGTTAATCCTTTAGCTAGTTTTTCTGCCTCTGCTGTAAATATTCTCATAATTCTATCTTCATCAGGCATCTGGTCTAATTTCTCAAATAACTTTTGATGCTGCAATCTTGTGTTTTCAAAATGGCTGTCAATCTTATCTGCAATCTGATTAATGTGCAGAGTATTGGTTAGGGTTTTTAGCTCAAGCTCATGTATTTTTTCTTCTGACATACTACAGCATCTCTTCTATTTTAGTAATTTCATAACCCTCACCTAAGCCAGTTAGAATACTATCAATCGCCTCTTGCTCGGATTCATATTCAACACCCACTAAAGAGCCTTTCTCTGCAGTGCCTGTTTTGATATAATCAATTTTAAATTGCATAAATTACTCAATATAAACTGTTAACCATACTTTTCCCGCCGTTGGATTTGTAGCCCATGTTGCGGAAGTAAATTTACCTTCAATATAATCACCTGCAACTACCGCAGTAGATAAACCAGTGTTTGAAACTGTAGTAAACGCGGCATTATTAAGAACAGCAGAGCTGACAGTTATATCAGTTGAATTATTTAACCTAACCGCAATAGTTGAGTTCTCAGTTCCTACACCTGCAGCAGTTTGTTGGAAGGAAGCATAGACAGCTTTTATCGTTCCCGCCTTTGGCAGATAAACTCTGTTTACATCTGCTGTCGTGCCAGAGGCTTGCGGTGTGCCACCAAAATAATAGGTTGTAGCATCAGCCCAGTTTGTTTGAGCTGCGAGGAGCTGAACAACATACCCTATACCAGCAATAGTAGGATTACCCGAAACACCATTACCATTCGTTACTGTGATTCCATTGCCAGCCGTTATCGTTCTACCTGTGAAAGTATCGGCGGCGGTTTGTGTCAAAAGGCCGTTGGTATTATATGCAGCTAAAGCAGTTAATGTGGCATCAGAGGCTTGCTTGCCATCCATCTGCGTTTGTATTGCGCTTGTTACGCCAGAAACATAACCTAATTCCGTATCAGTAACAGATGACACCGCAACCTTGCCAGAGGCATTAGCTATAAGCGCCCTAGAAGCAGTTAGGTTAGAACCTGTAATTGTAGTGGCAGCACCAGTTATTGTAGCTTCTTTGCCGCTTATCTGGGTTTGTAAGGCAGAAGAAACTCCTTTAACATAAGATAGCTCTGTTAGCGAAGGATATGTTGCAGTAGAAAGGCTTTCTAGTGTTTTGCTTGCACCAAATGAAGCGATTGTGGAAGCAGTTGCAGCATCAAAATTCCAACCGCCATAAGCTGTTGCATTAACACCACCACCAGCACCCAGAAGAAGAACATCACCACCGCCTTGGGCTTCTAAAGTAAGTCCGGCAGAAGTATGGGCTTGAACAGTAGGGGTGTGGACTAATCCGCCTACAGTTAAAGCGTTTGTTGTTTTGTTATAAGTAAAATCAGCATCACCGCCAAATGAGCCGCTATCGTTAAATTGAACTTGTGTATCAGAGCCGCCGGGTGCACCAGAGCCACCAGTAATAGTAACATCAGTGTTACCAGTGGTAGGGTTATCCGCAACAGTTGCGCCTACGAAGTTTAACCCACTTCTACGCTTAACTTTAGTACCACCAGCAAAAACCTCTTTATAACCACCACCGCCGCCAACTGATGTAGTTTTAACTGACTTGATTTTTTCAAACTCTTTCTTTACTTCTTCTTTGTAATTGTTTATCTCGCCAGTTAAATATTCGCTGGTGATAAATTTAGAAACATCAGGTAGGTTGGATTTAATCTCATCAACCTTCTTGGAAATATCAGTTGCAGCTATCGCAGCCTCAACCCTCTTTAGTATATCATTCTTTGCAGCTTCCAGCTCTTTAGGCGTTACTTTCTCCTGCCCCGCTACCTTGCCTAATTTAGAATCTATTTCGCTTCTCAAGCCGCTTAAAGCCTCATCAAAGGTGGCAACCTTTATATAATCCACTAAACTAGATTTAACACCTTCTAAATCACCCTGACTAACTTTGTCCTTTAACTCACTACAGATGTCATCCAATTCAACTCTTAAGTCAGATACGTTAAGAGCTTCCAAAGTTCTTGAGGCCATAGTGGTTTCAAGGCCGTTCAACTTCTTTTGCACAAGGTCATTCACAACCTTAACAATAAGGTCGTCTAGCAGCGAACCGCCTATGTTAGACCCTTTACGTCCTTCCTCAAATATACCCATTAGAATCGCCCTATAATCACCGTTACATCTACGTTAGCACTATTCCATGCAGTTACGTCTTGTACAAATACTGTTTGTGCGACAGTCTTACTAAACAATCTTTTTGATAAAGCACTGTCCAGCACGAATGTAGTGGCGTTAGCCCCTACAGCCACAGTAGTTACAACGTCCGTTGCACCAGAGGTTGTGCCAAACTTTAAGCCACCAGTGATGGCGTTAGCGGTATTATTAACAATGATTATATCGCGTATATAATGACCAGCAGGTACAATAAAAGTAAAGTCATCTGTTTTACCGTCATTACTTATTGGCCTGAATACCCTTCTTTGTATGCCTATATTACTCATTACTACTCTCCTTTAGTAAAATAATCTTTTAGAACACCAAACAAAGTATTGGTTTCCTCTATCTTTTCTTCAACTGGATTGATAGGTAGCTCAAGTGGATTTTCTTCCGTCCATCCATGTTTCTTTGCTTTTCTTTTATCTTTATTTACCAGTCTGGCAGTTAGTCTATCAGTCATATTTTTACCTTTTCTTTTTGTTTTTAGATTTGCCCGCAACTGAGAGCGCTATAGCAATAGCCTGTTTCTTGCCTTTGCCATACGATATTTCTGTTTTTATATTCTTACCTATATTCTTTTTACCTTTTTTAAGCGGCATAGTTATTCTCTTTGTTAGTTATTAAGTTAGCATTATTCTTTAAGCAGTTATTTCGGTTATTCTAATAAAAGAGTTTAAGCTTCCACCCTGTTTCCTTGCGCCACCAACGCCATTAAAAGTTGTAGTTCCGGCGCCATCAGAACCAGCTCTAATCTTAAATGTCGTAGCTGATGTCGTGCCAGCGACCATTCTATACTCTATAAAGTTAGGAACTAAAGCACCAGCAGCTGGGTGGTACATCCTAGTTGTAGCTAAAGCATTAGCGGTGCTATCTTGGAATAAACCCATAGTAAATGCTACCCCCCCACCAGAGTTAGCAAAATGACCTTGAGATTCTATTATCAATATATTAGATGCGTTGGTCGGAGTAACGCTAAGGGTCATGTATTCATCACCCTCAGTGTTCTGCATGATAGTATCATCGTCTGGTATAGTTGTTGTTCCTGTGGCCACTGCTCCCGTAGCTGTATTAACTTGTTGAACTAAACCACCTACAGTAGCTAGACTTATATTACCAGAGCCATCTGATTTAAAGTAACCATTAGTTACATCTGTTTCTGGCAATACCCAAGTCTTGCTTGCGGTAATTGCTGTGGGAGCTTTTAAGCCAATATAATTAGTGCCATTATCAGTATCTTCAAATACTCTTACTTCGGCAGCGGAAGTAGATGTACCTAACACATTACAAACACCAGTACCTTTTGGTTGAATATTAATAGGAATGTTGGCATCACTACCTGTAGCGGATATAGTAGGGCCAGCACCAGTGGCAGCGTTAGCAACAGTCACCTCATTCACAGCGCTTGCTGTAGTGGTAAACTTAACTAATTCATTACCATTAGAATCATTAATCTGCGCCAACTCTAATGTAGAGCTAACTTCAAATCCATCATCTGTAGCGTTTACTCTGATTGGCCTCTGTGAATCACCACTTGCGATTGCAACACCTGTTAGAGTGCTTGCTATAGTAGCATATTCGAAACCATCTTCCGTATCATTAACAATAACATACTTACCCGCCTCATCAGTTAAGTCGTCTATAGTAATATCGGTTTCTGTGCTTGTTACGCTTAATTTAACAGCCCTATCTATTTGCTCTTTTAATAGTAAATCTCTTGATACACTTCTATCCAAACCTTCCTCATGTGAAGAGGCAGGGAAGTCATCCCCATCAACGTAATCTATTTCTTGTGTGAATGGCTCATCTATAACCAAAGTTACTACAGCAAGGTTTGTAGGGGCAACTAAGAAGGTAACTGTACCGCCTGAAGGGTTGCCAACACCAGATACGGTATAGTGAGTTGTGATGGTTTTTAGGGTGCCATCAATATATACGGCAATATCATCTTCATCAAATATCTTGAAGGTATAGGTGAACGCTGTATTCACGCCGTTAGCTACAGACTGATTTCTATTTGTTGCGGATGTAATTGTCATCTATATTTCCTTTCTATCTATATCTCTGCCCGCCATCTCAAAATATCACATATTATTGTTAAAGTAAACTACTTAAGCGCTTGCATTAAACCTTGTACATAGAACAGTCGCCAGAACGGAGCTAACTTCTCTATATCCTTTATGTCACCACTTTTTGCTGCCTTGATATAATTCTCTGCCAAACCCCATGATGGCCCCAATACCGAACCTAGCTGGCTTCTATTAGTGTATCTTGATGAATAACCAAGTCCCATAGCGCTTCTTGCTCCAACACCAAAAACCCTATCACCGATATTACTAGCCTCCATAAACAAGTGCAACACACCACTACGGTCAATACCCTCAGTTAGTAAATTCTCAGGTGACCAATCTATCTCCCTTCCATAAGCGGCGCTTCTCACGATATAAGTGAAGGCCCCCAAACCCACCATAGTTATTATTGAGCTTAAGAACCTTCTATCGGCATCTTGTAATCCAGCTAAGAAAGTTTTATTCATAGAGGCAAACATAAACCCCTTGAATTGAGTAATCACATCCCAAGCCCCTTGGTACATGGCTAAAGGGGTATCCCCTATATCTTTTCTAATAGCCACTAATTCACCACTTTTCTTCATAGCTAACTTATACATTCTCTTAGCTTCTATATCTGTCCAAGCATCAAGGTTGGCTATCTTTACGCCCTTTTTACCAGTAAGTGAGTATTTATCCCATTGTGTACTTATGCGCTTTAAAGCCCTTTGGTCTAAACCAAGAAACTTTATAGCTTTCTCATCCTTTGCGCTACCCGCACCCTTAAGCACCCTGCCAATCTGCTGAGTAAACATTGTGCCGCTTAAATCATCCCAGAAGTTATTATAGAATTGCATTAAGTTCAATTTAGAAGTTAGTGCGGTTGCGCCATGCAACGTTCTCTCTAAAACACTAGTGCCGCTAATCCTATTGCCTAAGTCAAATGTATTCATTGTCCTTGAGGCGTTGATGTGTTCCATAGCAATACTAGCAGACATTAAATCATCTTTATGTGTTTTAAGTAAATTCTTCTCTAACCCAGTACGAAGCTCATACATGGACTTTAAGCCATTCTTAAACAAACCACCCAACCCCTCCTTGTATTGCGCCTTACCTATATCTGGTACGCTTGATAGAGTTACGCCCTGCATATTAGTAATATAGGAAAGCATCTTAGCCATACGACCAGCAGAGCGTAGGATGCTATCAGGGTTATGATATAAGCTACCAGTGTAACCACCCTTTAATAACTGGTAAATCATTCCAAAGTCATCTATACTATCTTCGTAAGACTTCTTTAACTCCAATATCTTACTATCTTGCTCCATTTTAGAAAGTTTTTTATCCTTTCTAACTTGTATTCTTAAGTCGTCAAACTCGCGCTTTAGAGGTTGAATTATATCATCAAACTTCACTGAGCCAAATTTGCGATAAAACTCCAAATCAGTTCCAACTGCCTTTACATAATGTTCAGTTACTTGGCTTGCATCTCTTACTAAGAAGTCTTTTATAAGACTATTATCTATATCAAGTTTCAAACCTTTTAACGGCCCCACCTCTGAAAGTGGTACATCAAACATTCTATTGCTACTATCTAACTTAGCTAATTTATTAAATGTTTCATCTACCAAATCCTCAACATAAGCCTTCTTACCCATAGCCTCTAAATCTTGCAAACTTCTATTTAACTTACCCTTCTGGTCGATAATTTTTTTATCAATTAAAGCCATTCTACGTTTGGCACTAACATCTAAAGCTTGTATTATATTACTTCTTAAATCCTTTAACTTCTGGTCAGTAAGAATCACTTTGCCGCCAGCATATTCTTTTGGATTAATACCAACGCGTGCCACAACCTCTTCTATTTCCTTAAAGTATTGGTAGTCATTAATATCTGTAAAGTCCCCGTTTTTAGGGTAGTAAACTATATCCTTTAGCTCATCATCTATTGCCGACATTAAGTCGTCAACGGTCATTGAGGCTAAATCCTTATCAGGAAAATACCCGTTTTCAGATGCCATTCTTAGTAACCCATCCAAATCTCTACCGCCGTCCTCAAAGGAATTAACTAAAGCTATGCGGTTATTTTTATTCCATACCTTAACATCATCGTAAGACGCACCACCCCTATTAAAGTCATCAATATTTATACCACCTTTATCAGCAATAAAGTGTAGTAGGGTTTTTGGTTTTTTAGGCTTCATAGTGGCAAGTAATTCGAGGGCAACTTCTACATCAGACAGTAAAAAATCATTTTCCTTAGAGCCAACTTCAGCCGCATCCTGTAGGTAAGATGCAGTTCTAAACTTATTCATTTCCACATCACTTCTTTGGCGCTCTAAGTTTTGTATAATCTTGTTATTCTTAGCCTCGTTCAACCTAACCCAATCATCAACCTTTGTATCAAAGTAGTTGGTTAAGATACTCTTTAATCTATCCTCACCCAGTAGAACAGCATCGGCATCCCATATTCTAGTGAAGTATGCTTTTGCAACGTCCCTTGTTGGGTAAGACGACCACACGCCCAAGTTCATAGCCTCATCAGCCATACCCTCAAATACCTTACTATATGCCGCAGCAGCACGCTGGATATAAGCGTTGTCATGCACATTCCCATTCTCAATAGCATCAGCCACCTCAGTCATAAAGGTTTTCTCTTTCGGTGGTGGTGAGAAGGGTAACTCCCTACCAACTTTACTAGCAACCTTATTCACCTGTCTTTGCCCCCATTCCTTAGTTGTCTTTGTGTAACCAAAGTGGTTTAAAGACAGCGGTGTTCTTCCCGCCGCAATTTCTTCCTTCTTGTAAGTTTTATACATCTTATTGCTTACATCAACATCAACCTTTCTCCATCCACTTTGCGCTATCTCTACAGCGTGGGTTATGGCTTGCTCGTACTCACCACCCATTTTTTGCAGCGGCATATTCACAAACTTTTGTATTAACCTTCTTGATGCAAGGAACGGGCTTTGCATATTCCTCAGAAGTGGCGTAACATTCTTCAAAACTTTCTCAAAACCTTTTGCACTAACTAAAGTTTCATCAGCTAAAGATGCCTCTCTATCAAGCATTTTCCCAGCAAACATCTCCTCTTCAGTTAAATCCAACTTAGCAGCGCCCACACTTTCATTTGACTGCTTAATTAAGTTATCTAAATCAAGATTACCTTCTTCAATAGATTTAGAAAGGCTTGTAGGTTTCACCTCTAAATCTTTACTCAACCCTTGAAGGATTTTATTGGCTTTAGTGTGTTTTGCCGTAACTAAACCATAACCACCACCAATCAAGCCACCGAGGATTGCACCAGCCAGAACGTTACTAGTACTTTCTTTTTCACTTCTAAAGTCTTGTGTCAGATGTAAACCCACCTCCTGAGTAGCAACACCTACAGCGCCGCCAGCAGCAAGGCCGCCAATTTTCTTTGCCATATTAGCTGTCTTTAAACCCTTCACACCTATACTAGCTGGGAGAAGGATGGATGGGTCGGCAATAGCCAAAGGCATAGATAAAACGTGCTGATAGGTTGGGGCGTTCATAATAGTTTCAAAATCTTCTCTTTGACCGTCTATCTGCCCCCTTATTCTCTTAGCGTGGTTTTCATTTAGCGCCCCCGCAAGTAGGTACTCAAACCCCTCATAACCACTGTTATTGACATCCAACAACCCTTCGTACTTAGGGTCTGGCTCTTCGTCAGTTAGATTGTATAGAAAATCATCAAGAATGGCAGCGTGGGTACTACCAAATATATTCTCCCTGCGCCAGTAACTACCCATTGTCTCAGATGTAGCTGTTTCTATTGGAGCCTCTAATGGCCCGATAAACTCTTCAATTGATTGTTCTGCCCTTACTACGCTTGCTTGTGGCGTTTGAGCCGCTTGTTGTAGTAAAATTTCACTATCAGATTTAGTTGTTATAGGCATTACATACCTTGCCATTGTGGCGTTTTGCCACTTTCTGCATCCCTAAAGAATTGGTCGTTAGCTTTTATTTTACTATCCCTACTTTGAATATTCTCTTTTTTCAAATCAATAGCTTTAGATAAAACATCTTTTGCAGCAGGGTCAAAATACAACCTCATCCCTAACGCCGTCCAACTACCATCATCCTCTTTACGAGAAACATAGTAATTTATGGGTTGCCTTGCAGCGGCTTTTTTAGCAGCCATAGGTTCGGCACTTAACTTATAGCGGCTTAAATCCAACTCCTCTTTAGAGCCTTTACGCTCCCACTGTCTTAATTCTAACTCTAGTTGTTTCTTCTGCCATTCAACGTTACCACTATAGTCAATATCCTCACCAAAATTAACCTTAGAGTATAGAGGATTACCAGACACCTTCTCTGGTGGGAAGGCCATAACTTGCTCAACACCTGTTACCTTACTTATACCATGATTAACTTTGAAATATTTATCAGCGGCGGCCTGAGCATAATTTTCGTCACCAGTCAAAGTGTACTCTCTTTCAAAAACCTTTTTGTAACCCGCTTCCATCACCCTTTTATCATTCGTATTCTCAGGAAGCTCAACACTATTATAGACAAAGCCAGCAACCGTATCTTTACTAACCAATGCGCCAATATCCATATCAGGCTCTATCTCAGGGCTAGAACTACCTGCTTGTGGTTTTAATCTCGCCTTTCTTTCTGCCACAACATCTTCGGGTAAGCTCCACATATCAGCCACCCTTTGCTTTATTAGGTTTGTATCCTCACCAATAGCGGTATAATAATTAGTCATTTCTATTTCAGTTTTTTGTGCGGCACTTAATTTTAATTGGTCAGCAACGGCTGGATTAGTACTCACTAATGTATCAACCATACTAAACATAGCAGCCTTCTCGTACGGGTCGTCTTTAATAAAAGTGGATTTAACATCTTTTATAAAATCACTTGGTATCACGCCTGTAACAGCAATAGACTTATTAAATCTAGCTTGAGCAAGAGCGTTTCCATTCTGTATATCTTCAGCAAACAAAGCCTGATAACCAGTATTTAAATTCTTCTCTGTTAAATTATCTCCCATTAAATATTGGGGTTGTGAAGGATTTTCAGGGTCGGTCATTTTAGTTAAATCATCAACTATAGTTTGCTCTATCTCCTGCTCTTTACCAGCCTTTAAAATACTAGTATAGGCGGTAGCGCTAGATGAGTTTTTAGCTTGCTCTACTATAGAATTATAATCTTCATAATTCTTCTCTTTTAACGCTGTGTTTGCGCTACTTAATAAGAATTGGTCTAGTTTTTTGCCCGTTAGTTCGGAGCGCTCCACTGCGTCAACACCAAATAAAATATCTCCATTACCATTTAGTAAATCCACCCCCTCTTTATGCGAGATACTGCCATCAGCCCTAGCCTTAATAACATTATCTTGGGATTGATTGTAGTTTTGTAAACTTTGACCCTTCTTTAAAGTTATTTCTGTATCAATGGCTTTAATAAGAAAATCTGCCTTCATCTCCCTTCCAGCATTACCCCACTCTTCCTTCGCCCTATCATTTGGCGCTGTCTGCAGGATAGGTTGAGTAATACCATCAATATCTTTTACTAAAGCCTCAGACATATTACTTACGCCCTGCTCCGTTAATTCTTTCATGCGGAAGGCTATTCCTAACTTAGCGTCCGTCTTTGCCTTTGCCAGCCAAGAGCGAGTATCCCTCTCTTCTTTCTGCTGTATTAATTGAGCAACATCACTCATGCCACTAGCAATAGGCTCTAGTATATTAGGTTGCGACACTACTTGGCTAATTTGTCTTGTTCCCTGCGCTGCATTTATATCTGGTATTCTCATATTAAACTCCTAATCCTGCACGCCATAAATTAAAACCACCGTCATCTTGGTTATCTGAATAACTACTATATGCACTAACCCCGCCTTTGAAAGCACCGGTTAGAAGCGCATTTGTTGCCTCACCCTTCTTAGACTTGTAGGCATTTAAGTTATCCTGCACACCAAGCATAGTATTATATTTCATAGTTAATAGGGTTTTTTCATCTTGTAACAACTGCTCATCAGTTAAAGTCTTGGCAGAGCCAGTCATCTTAACGCCAGACTTACCATAAGCTGCTTTCTGCTCGCCCCTATATCTTGATTGCTGGTAAGCCGCTTGGTCTATTTCTTGCATACCAGATTGCAGAACTTGCCCTGCTCTGGTTTTATATTGCCCTGCTTCACTGTTAGCCGTCATCGCGCCACTAGCGCCCTGAGCTAAACCAGCAAAACCCATCATTTCCATTCCAGTACACATCTAATTAGGATTAGCCTCCATCCTTGCTGTAAAACCTATTACCGTACATGGTAAAGGTAAGTTATGTCTTATCGCTATATACACCTGTCTGCCAAAAGTTCCGTTAAAATTAACTTGCTTAACATCTGGTACATCATTTCCAAATAAAGGCGGTGCTTCAGTCATAGGGTCGTAAGTAGTTCTAAATGGCACATCAATCAGTTTATCAAAGGAAGGCCCCACATATAATATGCCAGCGGTTTTATAAAGCACCATTTGCAACTCATTTACCCTAGTCAATACAGAGTGAGTTGTGTTACCAGTTTCCTGTAAAGGAATAACTATCGGCATTGACAACCAATCAGCATCATAAGCCAATCCAATATAAGCTTCTTCAATAGCAGTTTTACTTGTTGGAATAGTTACAATGCCAGCAGATACAGTATAGTCACCAGCGTAAGAGCCATCACCCCATACAGATACGGTTTCACCTTCAAGGTGGTGCAATCCAGTAATAGAACGTGTAGCAGCGCCACTATACCTGAAACCACAATCCACATAGAAATCATCAGCACTAATATCAATATACTCGATGTACTTTTTAGTAGTTGCATTTATTGTCCTTTCTACAATTAACCAAATCCTATCATCACCAGTAGTAGGTACAACCGCTACAGATTTTACATCCCCGCCTAAATCATATTCATACCAACCAAGTAAGGGGTTTCCACCAGAACCTTGGGTTTCATCGTAAGATAGTAGTTTTAAATTCCCATCAGAGCCAACGCCAATAACAGCATTATCTGGTTGCTCCGCAGTATCTAATTCAATCACGCCTTCAGAAAGAATATCGGTGTTTAAGTCGTTAAAGTCGTAAGCTATATACTGCAAAGTAACGTCATCGTATTTAGCCTTATAGACGCTCTTTGTATTACTATGAAGGTAAAGCATCACATCGTTAATCTGCACGCCTTGGGTAATAGAGGAGCCGTAAGAAGCGCCAACCCTTGCCTTAACATTAGTAGGTGTTAATGCGCCAGAGAAGTCACTGGAACCAATAAAAGATAAACCGCCATACGTTCCACCAACAAGAAAGTTACCATTACTCTTTAACCATTGGATTGTATTCACAGCGCCAGAAAGCTCAAATATTAAAGCGTCGTCAGCAGCCGCAGTTCCAATATCAAAATTCTCATAAGAGCCATTAGAGGTACTACCCCACACCGTTAGTGGCTCAGTAGCATTACCACCAAAGAATAGCCTTTGTTCGTGGAAGGCAACCGCTCTAGGCCAGCCATAAGTTGCACTCCATGATGGGTACTTCCAGTTAGTACTCGCCGTTACCGTTACGGGTGTTAAGTCAACTTGGTTAGTGAATGTAGCAACTGTATCTGAAGTAAACCCAGCCATCTTAGCGTAACCAACAATAGATGTATCAGTGGACTTAGCTATAGCCCACACAGTACCAACATCAGAATCAACAAATAAACTTGCACTTGCTGTCCATGTAGAAGTGCCGCCATCAGTGAGTGTGCCAGATAATGTAATAGTTGTAGCGCCTTCATTAAAGTCTTTGCAAGGCCCCATCTGATAATCAACATCAGCTATAGTCCAGTTTGTAGCGCCAAGTCTTGAAAGTTTCCTTGGTTTAAAGTTGGGACTACTGATATACATTATATCGCCAATCTGAGCAAACTTTAAAGCCGCTAAATCTGTTTGTGTATAAGTAGTGGCTATCTCATAAGGCTCTTCAAGAATACCACCAGATGTATAAGTTGTGTATGCGGTGCTATTAACACCAGATAACTCAAAAGTATTAGCACCAGTATTTACGTTAGCTACAGTAAACCTTCTATTGTTTACCTCTACCATTCCCACAACACCAGAGATATAAACGTGGTCACCGTTGGCAAATGTATCAGAACCAGTATAAGTTACCACCGCTGGATTAGCTTTAGTTATAGCTGTGATTGCTTGGCTGGCGTTAGATGTACGAGTTGTGCCAGAATAAAACCTGATATATAAATCTCCAAACTCCAATATAACGCTATCAGTTTCAGAAAATATGAATTTAACTAAGCGGGTAGTGTCTGCACTATCTTTTACCTCATTAACAAATACTGAGCCTTTGCGCTTAACAAGTGGCCCTTGTATTGCAGGTCTGTAGTTTAAACAAGTTTGTCCAGCTTTAGAATAAAGTGGAAGAGCGCCCCTACCCCATAGGTAGTTACCAAGCTCTCCATAGTTAAATGCTTGCTGGTTGTAATACAGCCTAGCCATGCTATAACCTCGCCGATAGGAACTGGCTCACTTCTAGTCTATCAAATACACCTTGTTGGCTATCTATTGATACAAAGTCTGCAAGCTCAAGTTTGAATATTTCCATTTGCGTATTTCTCTCTAGCATATTGCCAGTTATCTTATACGCTATTAATGCGCTCAAGTACCTTGCCATCAGGTCAGTGAATGTAGGGCTAAAACTTTGCTCATCCTCTACATCGGAGATATAAACTATCCCTACCCCACTTTCATAAGAAAGAAGTTTAAGTGTTCCATCATCACCCCTTTCAAGCCTGTATTTATCTATACCACCATAACTAGATACATCACTTGTATAAAGCGGGCTGTTGACTACTTGTGGGTGAGGTGATTGATATTGCTCTTCAAGGCTTGTCATTACTAAACCAAGAAAGTCGGAAGGCAAAGTATAAGCATAGCTGTAGTTAAATGCGGGCGCAGTAACATCAGCGTTTAACAATGCCCTCCTAATAGCGAAGTTCCATGGGTGCATGGAAAGTAAGGCTCTTCTTGCCGTATCATATCGCAGGTTACATTCTATAGCCTCAACTGTGTTCTCAGTTATAGAAGTAATCTTGCCAGCGCCTAAGTTCTGTAGGGCGTTGTTGCATATTTCAACTTTTGATACCAAGGTATATCCTTTAGAGAATTTGTTGGTGGGATTGTAGTTACCTTCCCACCGAAGGTATTTAGGTTAATTAACCTTTCTTAAGTATCTCAAGAATTACTGTAACTGTACCAGCCGCAGAACCAATAGTATTAGCTGTTAAAGCTATATCATACTCTTGACCTGAGTTAGCAACTGAAGCAGAGCTTACAGTGTTGTGCAAATCAACAACAGATTTAACTCTGTTTTCGATAGCAACAGTTTGTAGACCATCAATGGTTTTAGATGCACTTGCAAAAGTTTGTCCATCCATAAAGATGTCTTTGTCTAGTACAGCACCATTAACACCACCAGTAGTTATCTGATATAGACCAAGGTCGTAATCAGTACCAGAAGTGATTGCATCGCACATAATAGTTGCACGAAGCAAGATGTCGCCAGCTTTGATTCTAGCTAATCTGAAGATAGAAGCATCATCATCTGCTGCTGCTATTTCAAAAGTTTGTAGGATGGTTTGTATGCCACCACCACCACCAAGAGTAGCATCTTGAAGCGTTCCCGCTGCAAGGTTACTATTGATGTATTCGTTTCTTACTGCCATTGTTTTTCTCCATTAGCAATTATTAAAAGATTAAGAAGCAGTTGAAGTTACTTTAACAACTTTAGAGCCTTCAGTACGAAGAGCGCCAATGCGGAAAAGTGCTTTCACTTGCTTAGTATCAATTAGGTCTGGCCTATCTTCAATTCTAACTTCGATGTCAGAGTTGATACCTACGCATATACCAGTAGAAGCAAAAGCAAAGTTTGAACGAACTGAGCTTGCAACGTTTAGTATAGGGTCTGAGTTTTTAGGTGAAGAAGGGAATACAATAACATCCATACCAAGTACGTTTGTTATTCTACCTTTTTCAACTGCATACTCTTTAGTATAATCGCCAGAGATAAGTTCAATTTCGTTTAGAAGTTGATTATGCTCTTGGTTAGATATAGCTAGATACAGTTTTTCGTCAGCAGTTAGACCAACGCCTTTTTCATAGAACTGGTCTACGATTTCACGGCATTTGTCATAAGTGAAGCCAGCAGTTGCATCAACAGTCTGTACGCCATCAGTAGACGCAGAAGTAGTTGTTGCAAATTCTTCACCAGTTAGAACTGAGCCTAGTGCCGCAGCAGCAGCAACGCGGTCAAATCTACGAGCCATAGTTTGAGCAAGAGATTTAACGTAAGGTGAGCCTAGTTCAACAAGTGATTGCAGGTCATCTTGACGGTCAACGCCCCATACTTGGTGGTAAGTTTTCACTATAGCACCACGTCTTTCGTGTTGAGGGTCGCCAAGAGCAACTAGTTGGTGACGAGCAGTTTGCTCATTATCATCAGTTGCAGATAGGTTCTGCCAGTCAAAGCGTTTGCCTTTTACTGGTTTAGTTAGTACGCGTGAACGTAGGAAGCTCTCAGTTTGTTGAGCCTCTAGATTCACCATGTCGGTAAACTGTGTTACCAAAGTTTGGTTTAAAGTGTCAGCCATTTGGCATCTCCATTAAAATTAATAATAAAATTAACTAATCGAAATGCTCCCTATGGAAACCACAGACACTCTTGCTTTTTGAACAGAAGCCTAACTATTCAGACTATTCCTGCGTCAAAGAGAATTGTATTTAAACAATCTACCTCTTACATAAACACAATATTAACTAATTCTTAACCATTTGTCAATAGTGTATGTTGTGCGTATTTTTCTTTAGCTTTCTCATTAGCTGTCTGAGCACCCTTCCAATCACCAGCTTTATGCAATTTAACTGCTTCTGCAGCAAGTGCTTTAGCCTCAGCATGGACTGTATCTGGACTTAGGTTGCTATTAACATGACTAGCATCCAATCTATCCTCACCCATTTTCCTCGCCATATTATAAGTAAACTTTAAGAAATCAGGGTCGTTACCAAATTTCTTAGCAGAGGCATCAGCATTAGGGTCGTTCTGCATATAGTTTTTATAGAACGCGTTAGCTACCTTAATATTAGTATCAGCATCCTTACCCCACTCTTTCTGTAGGCCGCTTAGGTCTGGCTTACTAGCATTAAGCATCTCACCATAAGCTGTATATACATCTGTCATTATTTCTTGGAAGGCTTTATTAGAAACACCATTGGCCTTAGCTTTGGTTTCAAGGTTAGCTATAAACTCTTTTGAGATAGCTTCTTCAGGAATAGTATCTGGTAGCGTGTACTCATACTTATCAGTAGGAACGCCCATCTCTTGATATAACTTTTCTTGGTAGGCTTTTACTTCTGCTTCCGATGCGCCCTCTTCTGGTTTAATCAAGCCTTTCTTACCTATCAAGGAGTTTAACCCACTGTAGGACTTATTCAGAGTATCAAAATCTTTTACACCATTCTTAGTAAACAACTCTTGTAGCTCTTTTGGTGCAGAGCTAGTGAAGGCTGTAAAGTCTGGTGCGGTTGTTTGTGTAGTAGCTTCTACATTAGTCGTATCAGTTGTTAAAGCAGTTGCTTCAGTCATCGTCATTCTCCGTAAGTGTTACAGCGCTAGATAATTCATCGCGCTCTTTATATTTTGCATTTAAGGCCCGCAAAATGTGGTTGACTACATACTTCTTACCCAACTCAAATCCCATCATCTCAGGACTTGAAGGCGGAGTAAATTCAAAGTAGCCCATGTCTATTATTAATTGGTCTAATACTTTTGCACCGATACCAGAGCCAAAAGTTTTCTGATAAGCCTTAGCTTCTTCTCTTTGTTTTCTGCCATCGCCATTTCCGAATGGGGGTTTGATTGGCTCATACACCACCGTCTTAATTCTTTTATCCATTAACTACCTGCCCGCTTGCTGCGGAGGATTTTGTGCTGCTTGTAAAGACTGTCCAGCATCGCCCGCTTGTTGTGCTATTGATAACATTTGTTGTGTTTGTTGTGCCTTAGCTCTCGCATCACGCACAGCAGCTATATCCTCATCTGATTTCATTAAGCGTTCAGGAACACCCCTTATATCCGCCAACTCATCAGCGGCATTATCAAAATCAACTATATCTAATACCGCAGGATTAACCTGTGCAAGTAACGCTAAATCTTGTATGTACTGCATTATGTTTGCAGCATCATTAGCCTTCTGTGCTTGTACCATAGGAGAAAGATAAACAACTTTTATCTCCTGCCCTTTTAATTTCTCAGGAACATCTATCTTACCTTGTTCAATTAAAATAGATAACACCCTCTCAGCAGTAGGGCCAAGTATGTCTGACTGCAACCTTGCTACGTTTGGAGCTATTAATTTAATCTTCTCTTGATTCCTTATAGAAGCCTCAGTTGCGGTCATTGTTTGTGTTTCAGCTGTCTGGAATATATCTATATAGAAAGCAGAGCGTATCGCTTGTTGTTTATACAATAACCATTCCATAGGCGCACGCGGGTCGCCAGCGAAGGCTTCTTGCCTATACGCATCACCTACGGAACCTCGGACAGTAAGTACACCACCTGATGATGTATTCATCTTACCAAATTTACTCTCGCTAGAAACAATTATAGTCGGACTTAAAATTTTCTCCATCGCAACTGTCATAAACTTATCAGTTACGTTGCAGAGTTTAACATTAGATAGTGCCACCCTTGCAGGGCAATCACCCCATTTGCCATCACCAAGTTTATCCCATCTACCTACAGGAGTTGGCATAGTGTTAAAGAATTTAGTGTCTAGTAGATAATCATAATCCAATAACCAGTACTCAGAGAGATACTTCCTATCTTCTGGCTTCATAGACTTACTATTATAATTCTTATTCTTTTTAATGATGCGTAGCACCTTTAGCTTATCTTCATCATTCTTTTGTGTTATCTGCGCTGGTAACTTCCAGCCCTTTTCTTTTATTTGTTTAATAGGGTATTCTCTTTCAAAATACACATCTTCAACATTACCACTAAAGTCCTCAGTGAAGTTTATATTCTTTGGCCCCTCAGCACGGAACTTAGCAACATCTTCATCATCAGCATCTATAAACAAAGCGCCTGTACCAAGCGCGCCAATCATCTTAACGCAACTATAGAAGTTATCGTAGAACCTATTTCTTGGATTGTTAAATACCGATAAAACCTTACGTTGTGCATCATCTGCGAACAACTGTACTTCCCTATCTTCTAGTAAAGATGTATCTTCAGGTTGGAAGCCAATAAACTTATTAGCAGGGTTAGCCATGATAGAGGAAAGATTCTTAGCAAATATATCTAAACTTCTCTCGCCAGTATCATCATAAATCTGTCTGCGTTTGTTAGTGGCATCGCTTTTATAGCGTAGCAACTGCTCACTATTAGGAAACATAAAATCCTGTATCTCTTGCCAAATGTGCAATTGTACAGTTTTATCTTGTTGTAACTTGTTATATTGCTGAATAGTTTTATTAGCCAAGGGTAGCTCCTATATCTCCACCTAATCCCTGCCCTGTAGTTAAGATGGTGTCTGTTTGTTTACGTTGAGAACGTTTTAGTATTTCTGCATCTTGACGAGCTTTCTCTTGTGCCGCTAACGAAGATGCTGCTGAAGCCGCTTGTCTTTTAGCTGAGGAGGCTGCTTTCTGTTGCGAAACCACGCCAGCACCAGCACTAGCTACTGAACCAGCTATTAAAGCAATCTCCACACCAGTACACATTATAAATCCTTTTTCACAATACTTTTTATAACAACGTACCCGCTACGTTCCATCATAGCTAGAAGTCTAGGGTCAGCTATTCCAAATTCAATACTATCACAGTTTATATTCTTTTCAACAAAATTAACCAATTCTTTACCAACTCCCTTTCTATACTCTGGCTCTACATACCAAAAGGATTCATGCGCGCATATAGTTTTCTTCCCCATCTCCTTCATGCAAAAGAAAGCAGCACAACCAATCGGATGTCCGTGCTCGGCCACATAGCATTGTAGATTTGGCAACCTTCTATACCTCTCCACATCATCTCTAACTTCTTGAATATCATACTGGTCGTTCAGCTCTTCAGCTAAATCAAGAAGCATCTCTTCAATGAAAATCCAATCATCCTCTTCAGCGCGTCTATAAATAACCTTTGAAGTATCCGCCATCATCATCTCCTGTAGTTACGAAATTTATATACTCTTTATCCTCGGCAAGTGGGTCAATTGGATAAGCAAAGGTCAAAGCAAGTGCATCACCCATATCTGGTGAGGCAAGCCCCCTACTCTTCATATCGCTCTTCTTCTCTAACTGTAGCCTTAGCTTAGTATCATAGTCATACTCAATACCAGTAAGGTCAACTTTCATCTGCTCATCATAAGGTAACTCAATCCCCTCCTTAATAGCCTTCTTCATTCTATCCCACATCTCAGCACGAAGGTTTACATATTTAGTTTCTTCTTGTGCTTTACTACCACCCTGCACAGCCTGTAACTGTTTCTCAAAGTTCCACTTATTAAGCATATCATAAACACCCCAACCAATACCCACCACGTCTATCGCTATCTGGTCTGGCTTCCACAACTTAGCTTTCTCCGCTACCTTACCAGCAAGCTCAGTTAAATCATCAATCTTATACTTAATTATCTCATGCACCTTCCTTCCCTGCTTGATTGCCAAGCAAGAGCTATCATCACCATGTCGTGCAATATCCAACCCAAACTGTATAGGAAAGTGAGAGTAAGTATCATCTTTAATCTCAAAGCATCTCTCCACAGCATCAGTGGGTATAAACTGCTCACTACCAGTCGTGGGAAATTCACCAAGTACCCTGACATAAAATCTATTATCATTTTCGCCAAACTCAGCCTTGCACTCCTCTATATAGCTAGAACTCACTCTCGTACTATCGTAACAAGACACAGTGTAATTCTTCCACCTAGAACGATTAACATTGAATGTATTAAAGAAATACCCGCTAGTCTTAGTAGGGTTTCCAGTAAGCAACTGCATTGCACCTTCAGTAGATAACGCACCCTTACCAACCTCAAATATCAATTCCTCAATACCAGATGCCTCATCAGCAATAAACAACATATTCTCTTCGTGCAAACCTTGGAACGCTTCTGGATTCTCTCTTCTTGCTGTCCTAGCAATAGCCCTACTCTTAGGATGCAGGGTGCAAGTCAACTCATCAGACTTAACATCAAACCAATTCTGTCCTGTAATCTCTCTAAACCTTCTCGCCCATGAACCTAACTCAGTCCAAAGAATATCTTTCAACTGGTGGGCTGTAGGAGCGGTACAAGCTACAAGTGCTGGTGAGTGAGTAAGAGTAAACCAAAGCACCACCCAAGATAACAATGTTGACTTACCAACACCATGCCCCGACTTAATACTAATCCTTGGATGCTCCTTACTAGCAAAATCCAGTAGCACCTGCTTCTGCCAATCCTCTACCTTTGCAACCCCCAACCCCTTCTCTACAAAATCAATAGGGTTTAATCTCCAACCAAGTACTAACTGCTCTAAATCATTCATAAAAAGTCCACATTTCTCTGGTGTTGAACTTTGTACATATCCCTATAAATCTTCTTTAAAGTGCCGTAGAACAAAGGTTTAGTTACATCAAAGTGTGAATTATAGCCATTCTCAATAGAGTTGTACAAACCTATGTAATATATTTCCCAGATGTAAGCCGCCTCGAATCTTTCCTCGCAAGAGCGTAATATCTCCAACTCAAAATTCTCTGCTCCATACTCAGCTAAAGCTAAACCTAACTTCGCAATCTTCCTCTGCCTATGCTGGGCAAATCGCTTTATTGGATTGCGACTAATACCTATATAAACTCGGCCAGTGACTTTGTTCGTTAATTTGTAAACGTGCGTTTTCTTTACTCTTCTTTTCTTCGCCATCTCCAAAGTATATTTTATTTGACAAAGAAAGCAAGTTCATTTAAACTTAACACTGTTAATCCTTATACGTCACACTTGTACTCGGTTCGGGATTAAGAATATACAAGCAGTTAGAACGGGAATATTGGAAAGCTGTATAGACGGTCTTTTGTGATAGTAACCTACCAATACGCTGACATAACCAGCGGCCACTATCTAACCAACACAGTTATTTGAATGTTGGTGCCTTCACTTCGGTACTTGGCTCCATAGCTCAATATCGTTGAGGCGCAAAAGAAACCTACTTAATTGTGGTAGGGGTCTTTCTGCGCTTTCTTCAGAAACTTTCACCAAGCTCAATATCACAGCACGAAGTCCAAAACAGAGAAAAAAGAGAGAGATTGGGAGGGGGTCGGTTAGGGGGAACCTTTATCACTAACTGTTTAATGCTGCGCCAATTCCTTTTTAGAATCTATCCCAGATTTACTTGACATCAGATTTGAGAATTATTTTAAAATTCGGGGGGTGACCCTTTTCAGAAATATATTTTTTATAGAGGGTGTATAGTAATGAGCTTTCTCACTCACTTTTCCCCTACCCTACCCTAAATCAAACCTTGGCAGTATTTTCTACAGCTTTCAATCCCTTTAACCTTTCTACAGTATCGTTAGATAATAGGTTAGCTAAGTTTATCTGCCTATTGTCTGAGGCATCTATATTAATGGAGCTCTGTTTTATATCTGAACCAGAGTGGCCAAGCTTGCGAGCAGAGCCTTGCAACTGCTTAGTTAGTAGCTTCAACGCTTCAATGTTGCCTTGCTCGGCTAGCTTGTTAATAGCTTCCAATGCCTCACTATATATAAGCCCTTCTCTTGACTGGATACACTCTTCCAACATCATTGCGAACTTAGGACGTTTCCTTTTCCAGAATAATACAGTGC